CCGAATGATCGGCGTGGGCTCTCGCACGGTCTGGAGCGAGTGCTCCGTTAGCAAGCTGGAGAGGGGGTGCGACATTGCAGCGCGATGGCTCGAAACCGGAGTACAGCCTCGAAATTAGGGGCGACATCGTTGATCGGGCGCTGAAGACCCTTGCTGGCACAATGTCGCTGCAGGGCCTTCCTGGACGCGTCGCCGAACTCCTGCGCACCGAAGCCTGGCGTGAATTCATCCTACCGGGCATGGACGCGCCGGCGCATCACGACACGTTTGCCGCCTTCGTCGTCGCACTGCCGCCCGATGGCCTTGGCACCGACCTGCGGACGCTGAAGAACCTGTGCCGCGATGACGTCACCGTCTGCGATGCCATCGACCAAGCGACGAAGGGCGAAGCAGGGCGGCCGAAGGGTGACGCGGAAACCCTGTATAACATACAGGGTTTCCCAGCCGGTACATCACGCGACCGCGCCCTTCGCCAGCTACGCGAGCACCGTCCCGACCTGCACGAGAAAGTCCTGGCCGGTGAGTTGAGCGCGCACGCCGCCGCAGTACAGGCAGGGTTCCGCAAGCGTACCGTCACCGTGCCCTGCGAGCCCGAGGGGTTTGCTAAGGCCATTACCAGACATCTCAACCAGGACCAGATTCGCGAGCTGATGGACCTGCTCGACGCATAGGATCAATCGAGGCACGGATGCCGAAGCAGTACGTGAAGTTCAGGATTGGATTCCTCGATCATCTGCCAATGTTCGCGTCCTACCCTGACGCCCTCGTTGTATACAACTGGTGCTTGCTCCAAGCCCCGATCAGTGGCCCAGACTCGGGCTGTGTCCGGGTCAATCAACACCACCTGGCCGAGCTGTGGGGCTGGTCCCGCCCACGTCTCACGCGGGCGCTGAAGTGGCTTCAATTGAACCCCGAGCGATCCCACCCGCTCCTAGTCCGCGTCGAAAAAGGCGCGCGTAACCGACCCGGCAAGTACGTCATCCCGCGCTTTGAAACGACCGAAAACATACGTCGATTCGGTAACGGAGCCGTACCGAATCCACCGGGATTCAGTTCAGACTATGTAACGCACAGGAACCGAATCGCCCGATTCAGTTCAGACTATGTAACGCACAGGAACCGAAACATTAATAAGGAACGCGCGCGTCAGAAAGAACGAGAAGAAGAAGAACAAGAGGAGGTCGCAAGCGACGTGTATGACAAAGCCGAGTGGCTGACGGTCCACACCGAGGCCGAGGCTCGCCAGGCGCTGCTCAACTTCAGAGGGTACGCCCAGCTCCCAGAGTCCATGCGTGAGCGAGCCATCGAGACGGCGATGAAGAACCTGGAGTTCTACAAGATCCGATACGCACCCAACGACGACGAGCAGGAGGCCACGGGATGACCAACATCCTCGGGGTCGATCCCAGTCTCGAATGCGGGCTGGCATTCGTCAGGACGGACGGGCCAGAGCTGATCGCGTCCACCTGCATACACCCAGGCACGGCCATCACCGGCGACGATCGGCTGGCATGGATCACGGCCACAGCCCAGAACTGGGTGCATCGCCTGCGACGGGACAACTGGCTGGCCCTCGACGCTATCGCCATCGAAGTCCCGAGCGTCGGCCGTCAGCGCGTCAGCCCGCTGCAATGGCGCCTTGTGGGCCGCCTCGAGGAGATGTGGCGCGATTGGCCCGTCCTATTCGTGTCACCGTCGCAAGCCAAGCTCGCCGTCGGCCTGAAGGCACGCGAGCCTCGCAAGCCCGTGGCCGAAGTCGAAGCCCTCGTGAACGTCTCACCGCTCTCACCCACGAAGTACGTGCGTGAAGCCGTCGCCGATGCCATCGCCGTCGCTCTCGCAGCTGACGGCATTCTCAACGCCGAGGAGTCCGCATGAATCCACGCCATCTGATCGTGTCTCTCGTGCGCCTGCAAGTCGCCATTCACGAAGTCCAGACGGAGCTGGATCGCGCCGTTACCGAGCTTCAAAAACATACGGCCCCGCCAGGCGGCCATAACGGCGGCAAAGAGCGCGCGAACACATCGCCGGTACGATCGGACCAGTGACATGGCGAAACGCAAGGAGGCGGGCGCTCAGGACGCGAGAGAGAGCGACACGCGAAGCAAGGCCGAAGAGACGGGCGTGCCGCCTATCATACGGGCGGATGAGCGGTACTTCTCTCCACCGCGATTCTGCGCGTGGATCGAGCGGCACTGGCCGGATGTCTCGGAGCGATCGCAGGCGAAGCGGTTTGGGATCTCGCGCATGGCGCTGCGTAATTACAAATTCGGCGGATGGTCACCGCAGTTTGAGACCTTGATGCGCATGGCCGCGCGCGTTCGCGCGAGCGTCTGGGACTGGACAGACTGCTAGACCAGACACATTGCGCCCGCTCGTTGTATGTAGTCGTGTGAGCAGTACCCCGAGCGTGGCGGGCGTGACGAGTGTGGCGAAGCGGCGGACAATCCGAAAGCTCAGTGAAGCCGAGCGGGACACCGCGCGGTGGATGCTTGCAGACGGCTATCCAGCTTCAGCAATCGCTGAGCATCTGGGCGTGGACGTTCGCAGCCTCAACGGACTCATGTCCACCCCCGTGGCCCGCAAGCTCACCGACCTGGACCGGGCGCTCATCGGCTACCGAAACGCCCTTGTACAGTACGACGTGGAACGAGCCTACCAGCGTCGAATCCTGGCCGAGATCCCGCGAGACGTGTTCGACCCGGACAACTCCGATCACATCGAAACGAAGCGCCGAGCCTCCGATTGTGGCGAGCTCGCACGGCGATGGCTCGATCTCGCGCTCAAGTACGAAGCCGACATCCGAGCGTGTGGCGGCGGCGACGGTGCCGACGTCCGCAACCTCCATTTTTCCATCGACGCGAACGAGCGCGGCGACCTTCCGAGCACGGCGAGGGAGGCGCTAGACGATGACGACGGCGACGACGACTGACGTGGCGTCTGGCCTGCTCGAGCACCAGCGCCGGTTCATGTCCTTGGCACTGCAACCCGGCGTGGACAACGCCGGGCTGATTGGCGGGTTCGGCTGCGGCAAGACGGTGAGCGGGTGCCGCCTTGCGATCATGTTGGCCTACGCCAATCCAGGCCTGCCTGGCCTGTACGCTTGTCTGGACTACCCGATCTTGAAGGACGCCATCCTGCCCGTCTTCGAGGCCGAGCTTCGCAAGCTCGGGTTCTACGAGGGCATCGACTACACGATCGACCACCGGCAGGTGTGTACGTTTCATACAGCGCGCAACGCGGAGGGCGTGGAGTCGATCGTGTACTTCCGTCCGGCGGATGGCGCGCGCAATCTCCGCAAGCTCGTCTCGAACACGTACGCTTGGGCCGTAAAGGACGAGTCCGGGCTTTACGCCGAAGAGGCGCACCGGAAGATCGAGGAGCGCGTGCGGCACGGCGCGGCGTCCGTGCGGGTGATCGCCGACGTGACGACGCCCGAGGGCCTGGGGCCGCTCTACGACACCTACGTGACGGCTCCTCGAAAGCGTGCGGCTGCGCGTGGCGTGGACGGGCTGTGTGAGGACGAGCCAAACCGGCTCGTGCGCGGCCGCACGTACGACAATCCCCACCTCGACACTGGCTACGTGACTCGGCTGCTCGATCGCTACGATCAGCGGCTTGTGAATGCGTACCTGGAGGGCCATTTCGTCCCGATGGACGAGGGCCTGTGCTTCCGCTTCGAGGAGTGGACGCACGCGACGGCCGACGCTGAGTACGACGAACAACTGCCGATCTGCCTGGCGTGGGATTTCAACGTGAACCCGATGTCGGTGACGTTGAACCATGTGAAACCGGCGGGCGCGGGTGTGGACGTGTGGACGTTCGATGAGATTGTGCGCCCGACGTCGCACACTGAGGACGCCTGCATGGCGTTCATCGAAGGCGCGACGGCCTCGGGGCGCGGGTACGCAGATCACGTCGGCGGAATTCAGATCTACGGCGACGCCAGTGGGCGCAGCCGATCGACGAAAGCCCACCTCACGGACTACGACATCATCGCCGACCAGCTCGGGCACCTGCCGGACTATCGCGAGCAGTTCCCGGTCCACAACCCATCGCAGCGCGAGAGCATTAACACGTTCAACGCTTTGCTACGAAATGGTAAGGGCCACACGTCGTACCGGATCCATCCGCGTTGCGTGGAGACGATCAAGAGCCTACAGACGACGCGGTACGACGATCGCGGCGGGATCTACAAGGGCGATGACAGCTACGAGCATCTGACGGACGGCTTGCGCTATCTAGCGTGGGAGGCCGCACCGATTCACGACACGCTGCGGCGTGGAAGCGAGCGGGCGAGGGGGCGGCGTCGTGTATGACGAATTCGCAACGGGCGGCATGTATCCGCGTCCCGAAGACGCAAAGCGCCTGGAGCGGTACCGCGTGGCTCGGTGCATTCGTGACGGCCGCCATGCAGATCTGCCCGAAGCCAAGCGCGCGCGCCTGAAGCTGCGCGGCACGAATCGGACGGCGGGGCCGTTGGGCCTCGAGGGCGAGGGCATCGTCTTCTTCGTCTACAATTTGCCGTCTCTGATCGTGCGCAAGCGCATCCAGCTCCAGATGCTCCAGACGCCGCTCGTCTTGATCGACGACAAGGATGCGGAAAAAGAGTTCCGCATTGAGCTGCGCGACGGCGTGCCCGAGTTGTGGGCGCGCATCAAGGACGGGCTGGAAGATTCGTACTGGTACGGTGACGGCCTGTTGACCGTCACGAAGGGTGAGGACGGCGGCCCGCTGGACGTTCGCAGCGTGGACCCGTCGCGTTGGTACCCGGTGATCGATCCCAACGATCCGTTGAACGTGCTGGCGCATCAGGTTGCGTGGATCGAGGACCACGACGAGGGCGGAGAGTCCGTCGAGTATCTGCGTGTTGACGTTTGCTACCCGGGCCGCATTGAGCGCCGTGCGTTTCGGTTAAAGGCCAAGACGGCGGCCGGTGGCGGCGGTCAAGAGATCGCCGAGCAGGTGGATCTCGGGCTGCATTGGCAGGGCCTCGCGGAGTTCGACGAAGCGCCCGAGCTGGACGGCCTGATGTCCTGCGTCCATCTGCCGAACGGCCGCCTGCGCTCCGATTCGATCTTCGGCCGTCCCGAGTTCAGCGACTCCGAAGGCCTGATTCACGACATCGACTGGCGCTTGAGTACATGGAGTGAGGCCAACGATCGCGTGGCGCATCAGGCCGAGATCGTGGACAAGGCGTGGCTCGGCAAAGACGAGAACGGCGCGACGTACACGACGAACCCGTACCACCGTCAGTTCGTGAGCCAATCGGCAGGACGCACGGCCGAGTCGGCGTTGCCTGCGTATCGCGAATACAAGTACCAGGCGGACGCGCTCGAGGCGCAGTTCAATGCGGCCATCATGGCGTTGCTGATCCGTCACGAAACGGCTCCTGCGCTGTTGGGCTTGGAGTCGGGCAGGCAGCGCGAGAGCGGCGAGGCGAAAGCTTTGGGCATGTCCACGACGGAGGCGCGCGCCCGCGAGGATCTCATTGTGACGGCACCGCGCGTGAATCGCCTGCTGACGGCGGCGGCGCGATTGAGCGGGCGGCCGGTGGACGTCTCGACGCATTGGCGCGTCGGCCTGCCAAAGACCGAATCCCAGATGCTTCAAGAGGTGCTCGCGAAGAAGAACGCTGGCCTGATGACGAAGAAGGACATGCTGGAGGCGCTGGAGCCTTACCTGACGGACGAGCAGATCGAGGCGCGGCTGGCCGAGTTGGAGGCCGAGCGCGAGGCGGATTGGGCGGCTATTGATTCTGACTTCACAGCCCGGATGGGCTGACCCGACGCCGGGGGACGGGCGAAACACCCAACGCGGGGGCACGCGCGACCATGACCGAAGAGACGACGACACCGACGAACGAAGGCACCGAGGGCACGGGTTCGGCACCCGATACCAATGCCGCAACGCCTGACGGTGACACGACGGAGAAGAACGCGGAGGCGGGGCTGAAAGCCGCGCTAGCCGCAGAGCGCAAGAAGCGCCAAGAGGCCGAGCGGGCCGCGCAAGAGTTCGAGGAATTCAAGCGCAAGCAGGCCGACGAGGCGGCGCAGAAGGCAAACGACGTCGAGAAGTTCAAGACGGAACGCGATCAGTACGAGGGCGAGGCGAAGCAGTGGCGCGAGTACGCCACGAAGAAGCTGGAAGCCATCGTCGAATCGCTGGATGAAGCCGGGCAGGAAGTCCTCGATACGCTCGGGGATGACGTGAGCCTGGCGAAGCGGCTGGCGATCGCGGAGCAGTTGTCGTCAACGAAGAAGGCGGACACGGGCTACGGGACGAAGGGTGGCAAGCCGTCGCAGGACGAGGCCGGGGCGATCCCGTCCACGGTCACGACGCTCGGCGAGTATCACACCTGGATGGCTAGCCTGGGCCGCAGCAACGAGGGCCGCGCCATGCTTAAGGATCGGGCCAAGATGGCAGCGATTCGTGAAGAGGCGCGGCGGAAGTTCAACTAGCACCGCAGGCCGTGGGGGCAGTGTGGTGGATGAAGGAGTGTGAATCATGGCTCGCTATGGAGCGGCACAGAACACCCTCGCGGCCGAAGTCGGCGACATTGATGTAGTCGAAGTCGGCCAGCGGGTGCTCGCGAGTGCCTACCTGTCCAGCGCGTTTATGCCGAACGTCAACGAGTTCCGTTCGCCGACCCGTCAGGGCATTCTGGCGCAGCAGGGAGCGATGGCGTGGAGCGCGCAGAACCTCGACACGTCCGTGAGCACGGAGCCGGACGAGACGGCGTACGATCCGACCGGACGTCCGTACAGCTGCACCGGCCACATCGTCGATGCGGTGATCGGCCAGTACGCGCTGGCGGACGGAAATTCGAGCGGCAAGCCGCTCATCGACCAGATCGTGGACGAGATCTCGATCGGCTACACGTCCTACTACGACGGGCTGTTCGCGGCG